TTAATAAAATATGTACTATTTATGATTTAACATAAATATTCTTTCTCTGTTAATATTTCTTTATATAATAAAATAATAATGAGGGTTTTTAGTAGAAACTATCAAGAACTATCAACATTGGAAAATAAATGTGATATTTTAGATTGCAATAATGAGCATGAATTTGAATTTGAAAATGTTAAATATTGCCATATGCATCATCCTGAGATGGATACTTTTGATAAAATATAATCCGGATGTAGTTCGTAATAAAGGCCAAGTTATGAATATTCCACAGGATGAACGAATTGATGTGCTTGTTAAAATAATAAAACAAGAGTTAACAAATAATTATGATATGTTTTGTGTTAAGATCATGCAACTATATTACAACGATAATTATGACGATTATTGTAATGTAAAGATAGAGGATATCACAGATTTAGTTGCTATTTAATTTATTAATTTACTATAGTGTGTCAAAAGTAAAGGGTAAATTTTTAATGTAATGGTTGAAAAATAATCTTATTATAAATTATATGGAAAGACAATTTAAAATTGGTGTTATTGGTGTGGGATTTGTTGGTAATGCAATAACAGAATCTCTTAAAATGAAAGGCTTGGTGGCGGTGGGTTATGATAAATTTAAAGATGGTGGCATTGGATCTTTCGAAGAAGTTATTAAAAATGATATATTGTTTTTGTGTTTACCAACAGTTTATAAAAATGAATTAAAAGAATATGATAAATCTATTATTTATGAAGTGTGTCAACAATTGGTTGATGTTTCATATAGTGGAATTGTGGTGATTAAATCAACTGTTGAAATCGGTACAACAAATTATTTATTAGAAAAATACCCATTAAAATATATTCATAATCCTGAATTTTTAACAGCTCGCACTGCAATATATGATTTTCATCATCAAGAACATATTGTTCTAGGTGTTAGTTCAAAAGTTTCACTGGAAGAATTAACACATTTTAAATCTTTTTACGAAATATATTATTTTAACACGCCAATATCAGTATGTACAACAAATGAATCTGAAGCAATGAAAATCTCATGTAATAGTTTTTACGCAACAAAAGTACAATTTTTCAATGAAATATATGCCATTTGTGGAAAAATGGACATTAGTTATAATGCTGTTAAAGACCTAATGTTAAAAAATAAATGGATCAATCCTATGCATTGTGATGTTCCTGGAAGTGACGGGGCACTCTCATTTTCTGGTGCATGTCTGCCTAAGGATTTGTCCGCATTAAATGAACATATGAACCGTCTTAATACACCACATGCCGTAATTAATGCTGCGTTAAAAGAACGTAATACTATGAGACATGACAACGTGAACTGTTAAACTATCATCTTTCTATACAACGCCTTCACAAAATGAGTAAACGTATATATGCCATTTTTATGTGTACCACTCACTGTTATATAACCAGTTGTCACATTATCATGATGATGGTAATCGTCATTATAATCGTCACCATCATTCAAATAATAGTAAAAAAACACATTATCGATTTTATCACCACGAAAATATAAAATAGATTCTTGTTTCTTGAGACAATTGTTTAAAATTATAGGATTGGAAAACTTGTGACGAATATCATTTGTTACATCACTAAGTTTAATTTGTTTACAACAACTTAATAAATGGTCATGTTGTAACTTAAATCTTGGTTTTCTATGTATACCAATAAATGTTTCAGGTGCTTTAGGTATTTCAAAGATCATTAACAATATATCACTTGATGTACTATAAATAAATTAATCAATTTTTATCAAACTTGCACTTCATAATATGTGTAAATGTATATATACCATCCACATGTTTGCCAAATACTTTTACATACTCATTTGACATATTGAAATAACACTTAAATATCACATTATCATCACGATCACCACGTAAATTCTCAATATGTCTCTGTTTTTTTAAACAGTTATTTAGAATTATAGGATCAGAAATTTCATGTTTAATATTATTTTTCACACGATCGCTTTTAATTTGCTCACAACAACTTATTAAATATGCATGTTGTAATTTAAATCTGGGTCTTCTATGTATACCAGTTACTATTACAGGTGATAGTGGCAATTTAAGTGTGTCATATGTTGTATATGATTTGGTTAAACCAACTCCCATGAATTCAGGTGTTTCGTACATTATCCACTTGCATAACTCATTAAAAAAATAAAATAACATTATGTTAATAAATCAATTAATCAATTTTTCTATAAAATAATCTAAGCATTTATAATACCTTTCATTTCTTCACCAGTAACTATATATTCATTTGATGCACCTCCTCTATGTTGTTTAATAATAACACCAGTTTTTTCTAACACTGTAGCAATAATGGCCTGTTTTCTACTTGGATTTTTTGCAATAATTGCTTCCAAACGCATCAATACATTATCTACAGTTGCGTCACCAGTTAATGGAAACATGGTAGTAGCTGTAGCATTTCTAGTCATAGATCGTGTCTGCATTAAGATATAATATATTATGTTTTAATATATAAATTAATCAATTTTTTCCAACTCTTCGATCATTACTTTGACTTTTTTATGATGTACACAATTAACATCATTTTTTAATGATTCAATTGATTTTTTAACTTCAATTTGCATTGATTGTTTTTGTTTAATAGATTCTGACATAATGTCATGTGTCAATGTTAAATTATCATTTGTTTCTTTAATAATTGCATTTAATTTTCTCAATTTCTTAATAGTATATATGTCATTTTTAATGGCAAATGTATTATCTGGAATAGTATCAATATGATCCATTGTTTTCTCAATTTTCTTAACATTATCATTATAATTTGTTTCGTTTTGATATATGATTCTGTTAACAGGATGTATTAAATTACGCAATTGAACAATTTCATGATATAATATCATTTCACTTTCATTCAAATCATCAATTGTTTCTTCCAATTTACCTAATGTTACATAATCGGAATCATCATATATACGCTTCGACATTGTTATTTAGTAACAATATGGAATAAAATAATAATTAATCAATTTTTATGACACCATTATCGGTTAATACCTGCTATGACACCATTATCGGTTAATACCTGTAATGCATCATCATAAACTCTTTCTTCTTTACGTAACTCCTTCGCAGTCTTATCTCTATTGGAGCCGAAATTCATACGACTTTTTTTGTATAATATGGTTACTACTTTTATGTATACTTTCACTATATGATGTCATTTGTCTCACTGCAAATTTATTATCGGTTGGTTGATGAGGATTGACACTAATATAATCCGTAAACAATTCACACTCAGATAAGTGACAATTGGTCATAATATTCTTATGAGTAGTATCTGAGCTACCACCATGTAGACATAGACAATTTTTAATATCATTTACTTCTACAGTAATTCTAATATTTTTAGTAATGTCTTTAATTGGTATCGCGTTAACTAGATTGTCGCAAAAGAAAAGATTTAGCGGAACACAAATTTTAGTAGATTGTTAAAAGTTGTTAGAGATGGAATATTACCAATCAGCTTATTATATCCTTGTCTCTTATCGTCAGTCATATTTAATTGGTTCATATTATGCATGTCTCCACCAGTCATTTTTTGGATTTCAACATTACCAATCTCAACACTTATATTTTTAATAAGCAACTCTCCAATATTTTCTTTCCAACATGCTAGTACACCATTTACATTAATTTCCGGAAGAGTAATAGATAATTGCGCATCTGATAAATAATTATCATGGGTTAATATTGTGCTCGTACATTTCTTACCAAAATCTAGTTGGCCATTAAATACATTGACTATTGTTGTTTTGTTATTAAATCGTTTAGGACGTTCTGACATTATTATGATATATATATTGTTTAAGTAATACATTGCTTTAAAACAATATTTATAATAATATCAATGAATCACCTAATTGATTTAAATATTTTTAATATGAATAACATACATATTAATCGTGATAACACTGGCACATCATTTAATATTCATCTAAATGATAATACTGTTATAGATGCACAGTGTACAATTATTATTTGCGACATTGATAATGATAAAACAATAATTGATCGGTATATCACTTCAAATACTTTACTAACAATAATCAATAAAGATAATTATAATACATGTGATCATATGGCCAAGTATTATAGGAAAAAAATATCCAGATTTAGCAATTTGTACTACTTATGAACAATATAGTATTGATTTAAAACAATTATTAAATATTGTAACTGAAGAATTATTAAATACAAAAAATATGGATATACAATAAAAACTACCAAGAGCCCCTATATTTCATTGAAATTTGTTAACAGTTGTTGTTTTAAATAAAAATTTGAAAAATTAACTAGTTAAATTACATACCATTATGATATTAATGGCATCATATAAATTCATAGATGAAGCTACTTTATTAGCTAAAGCGTCTATGCCCTGGACTGAAAAGTATAGACCTCAACTATTGAGTCAATTAGTATCTCATGAAGATATTTCACGAATCTTGTCACGATTAATTAGTAAGAACAATTTTCCTCATTTACTCTTGCAAGGACCACCTGGCACCGGTAAAACAACAACTATTCTAGCCTGCGCTAAACAAATGTATGGATCATCTTATCAAAGCATGGTCCTCGAATTAAATGGTTCAGATGACAGAGGTATCAATGTTGTTAGAAATCAAATTGATCATTTTGCTACGAATAATAATATGGAAGCTGATATTTTTAACACCAATAAAAAGAAACAAAAGTTGGTAATATTAGATGAGGCAGATTCAATGACTATGGATGCTCAATTTGCTTTACGCAATGTTATACAGACCAATACAAAGACAACTCGTTTTTGCTTAATCTGTAATTATTCTAAAAAGATTTCCAATTCTCTTAAATCACGTTGCAGTCAATTTAGATTTCCACCAATACCTCATGATCATCACATGGCACATATTAATTCAATAATTAATTTTGAACATATTAATATTGATGAAGTATGTAAAGAACATATTGTAGAAATGTCAATGGGAGATATGAGAAGATCCATTAATATTTTACAATCATTAACCATGGTATATAGATCTAAACATATTACACTTGATATGTTATATGAAAATATTTGTTATCCTTTACCAGATGATATGAATAATATAATTACCAATATTTTCACATTAAAATTAAAACAGTCATTTTTATATGCAAAGAATTTGGAAAATAGTAAATCACTAAATGTAAATGATA